TTGGTGGAGGTGGGGGCATCGAAGCCCCGTCCAGGTCACTTTACTGCTACAAATCGCTGAGCTATGCTGCGTTCGTCAACACCGTAGTGAAGTACTGTGCAGCCTTACCAGTCATCTTACTAATGATTTCTTCATCAACTTCTGCACCCATATCGGTGAGAGCAGAAACGAGAGCTTCTTGTGCAGCAGCTTTAGATACACGACTGCCGCCACCAGTACTGCTACCGGAGGAAGGAGCTGCTGGAGATTTTTTGACATATACTTCAGCTTTGCTAAGAATCATGCGAACTCCGTTGGGAGATTCTTCATATTCTTCTGCAAGCTCTTTGACAATTTCTATTGAGGTTTCAGGAGTAGGACTCTGCTCCAGGTATGCTTCGATTACTGCGTCTTTCTTCTCTTGGTCCCAGGCCATTTTTATATCCTTTGTGGTGGGTTATGATTTCGGGAAATATGTTTCCCTAAGTTTTGAAAATATATTATAGGAGATTTTGACATTCATGTCAAGATTTATTTTTGTCTAAGTAGTAATAATACTCTTGACACTCGGGCCACGTAACGTATCGACGCGCTGGATATATCCAGAACTTACCAGGAATATTCGTAATGTCATTCTTATCGACTGTACAATACTCACATCTTTCGTCATCAGGAAGAACTCTTATTCTTTTTGTAATGTTACAAAAATGAGACCACATAATTAACTTATCCTATTAAGATCCACGCCCGCTTCTTCTAAATGAGACAGCTTTCCTAGATCGTATGAAGGACTGGCGGCATTGAAACCACCCACTTCTACGCCAGGAAACCAACTCTCCGAAGAATCTATTTTCTCGAACACATATATCCAGTAGCAAGGAACTCCATACTTTTCCAAGTATATACTGCCGTCTAGTTTCTTTACTACTTTTGCAGGGCTATCGTATGCAGCAGACCAAACTCGTTCTCCTAGTTCAAAGTTTTCCGCAACACACTGCTCGGGTAGAAACAAAGGATGATTTCTCTCATCTTTCTTTCTTCGAGTAGGCACTCCTAGTCTTTCAATAATAGCTCGTATAAAAGAGGGAGAGCGATACAAAGATTTTGCAATTTCTGCAATGCTATCGCCCTCTAAGTAATAGAGGACTGCTTCAGAAATCTCTGCTTTTGCGGCAGGTCTTCCACGATTTGCAGCTTTTCTTGCTTGTGTAAACTCTATCTTTTCTTGATACTGCTGAAATATATTATTCAGACGAGTAGTGTTATAGCTGATATTAAGTATCGAGCACGCTTCTTTCTTTGTGATTGGATTCTTAGACTCAAGAAGATCCATCACATGTCGAATGTTAGCATCTGTTAGTTTTTCGTGTGATCGTTTCTTGATCCTGCGATTAGGCACGAGGGTCTTCTCCGATACTATACTTCAGATACCATATTGCTTTACGAATATCTTCTTTCTCTCTACCTTTTGCATGAGCACGCCATATGTATTTGAAAGCATTCACTCTCGCGTAGTCTTTTACGGCTTCTTCTCCAAAAGTAGCAACCATAGCATCAATACACTCTATCTTAGAGTCTGCATAGTGTGAAGGTTTTGTTACCGTGTCAAAACTCGCTGCGGCTGCTTCAAGGTATTTTCGATCCTGTTCATTTTCGATTTTATACGTGAACATCTGTTTCTGCCTCTTGTACAAAGTCCATGATCATTGGGAATACAGTAGCGATTGCTTCTGCACATTGAACTGCTACTTGTCTGTGCTCTTCTTGTGTTCCGTTTCCACTTCGTAAGTCTACGTAATGAATCCAGCTACGTATGGTACCATTCATGTACAAACGAGAGTTAGTCATACCTTCTGGAAGAACTGCTCTTGCTTGCTCTTTTGCGATTCCATTACTAAGAGCCCAAGTATAGGCATCATTTGCAGCTAACCAAGCAACTTCTTGCTTATATCGCCACTCTTCGTGAATATGAGGATCGTCCATTCTTACTGAGTTTTGACGGTTCTTTGGGTCTTGTCCTCTTGCTTCTCGATAAGTAACATCACCTAACACGTTTACGTCAGAGTAACGTTGACTAAATTCTTGAAACGAAAAAGACCTGTGCCGTATAACTTGCCTGGCAATATCCCGAGTAGTCTCAATTTCAAGACACACGGTTACCATTTCAAAAGGAGACCAGTGCCCCTCTCGAATCATGTACTTTATAAGGCGTTTGTTTGTTTTGGTACTGTTTTGTCCTGCGGGATTAGAAACTCTCGCAATGTATGCTATAGTATCCAGCAGTTCTTCACTAGATGCGTGTATCAATTTTACGCTACTCACGCGGTTATTCTCCTGTCGTAATTTGCTTCTGATTCATTCCACCAATCCGGTTTTTCTCTGTACTTCCAACTAGCGAAAGGGGCTTTATCTTTGTGATAAAAGACTCTATACGCTTCTATGGGGTCTTCCCGTTTACAGCTTTCTGGCATTGCTTGTACAAATTCGGATAAGCCTTTTCTGGGGATGTGTGATATACTTGGTAGTCTAAGGACGACTGCATGCACTGACTTATGGCTTTTTCCGTAGCGGTATCCGTACTCATCATTAAGAGCCAAAGCGTAGCAAAAAAGCCACTCGTAATTATCCAAGCTGCTACGAGTCCAAATAGTACAAGGATGGTTCGCCATTGCGACCGCATAACTAACATTCTCCGGATGTTTGCATTTTCTAAGTTGTGCAAGCTCTTCCTTACACAACTTACGAGGGACATAGCCCAGGTAGGTATCTATCCAATGAGTTGTGCAAAGCATTTGTGCTGCCTCTAAAGGCATTTTTACAATGTGTTTGTCTATGTGGTACTCTGCACACTTATCGAGGTCTTCATCAAGTATAAAAATATTCATGAGACGTATTATGAAGGGTTGAGGTTAAGTTGTCAAGAAATATTTTCAAGTCGAGACATCAATCTTTCTGCTCGATTGGTCACTTGACGGTACCATAAAGAATCTCTGCCTTCCTTGGCAGCTTCTTTCCAGTCTTTTTTTGAGAGGGCCGCATGCATCTTCTTAAACTTAGAAAGACGAGGGCGTCCCAGGTTAAACATCATATTAACCAAGATTTGCTGGACTTCGCCGGGAAATCCTGCAAATTCCCTTTCTCCGTATAAAGTGTTACACTCGGCGATGGAAGTATCGAGATCTCGTTGAAAACACGACCGGACTCTCTCTTCACTAACTGTTGCTCCAATTGGCCTTCCGAATTCCTCGTCACTTTTCGTGATAAGGTGACCGACTCCAAAGGTGGGATATCCGAGGTGGTCGTTATAGATGACATACTTTACTCCTTCGTCTATACATAATTGATCGTATACTTCTTGTTTCCACTTATCCATCTAATTTTCTCTTGATACTCCTTTTGTCTTTTCATAGGATCTCATGGCACCCAAGCCCAACATACCCATAAGAACGGGCATCATTGTCTCCAGGTCTACCATCGGTAGAGTTTCTGTGATGCCTGCAAGCTGCAAGCCAAAGTTACAAAAAGGAACTATTAGAAAGTTAGAGGCCATACCTAGCGCACAGACCCAGCCGACCGCAGGTCGCCAACCCGCTACGAACAAAGACTTATGGGCAGCTTCTGTTTTATTTACTTCAAGCTGTCCCATCACTTGTTCGTGATGCTGCTTCTGGGCAAGAGTTGCAATATCGTGGGCTAGTTGATTTGCCTTGTCTTTGTCTTCGATGAACTCAGATACCAACCCCGTTACAGGTCCAACAAGGCTTTTTAATATTCCCATAGCCATTTAGTCGTCCTCGAAATCAATAATTCCCTCTGCTTCGAGGTAGTTGAGTGTTCCTATAATTCCTTCTTTTTCTCCGCACTTATAGGTACAATACGAGCACCCCGCCATGCAAAAAGCAAAGATAAGATACATGCCTACTAGGTCTATAATCATAGAGGTCTCCTTTTTGTGGTGAACATACACCACGCCAATAATCTATATATTATAAATGATGAGAGATGCGTTGTCAAGATTTATTTTTAGGTATGAAAAAAATAACTCTTGACATGAGAGGTGGTTTGGTCTATAATTATTGATAGAAAATGGAGAGACTGTCATGAACGAATCAAGACGTCCGTGGACTCGCAGGGAACGCGCACTTCTTTTAGAGGTCTATGGTAGTGTTCCGGCGCAGGAGCTACAACAATATTTTCCAGATCGAACAGTTAACGCCTGCATTAAACAGGCTAAGTACTTGAGAGATAGGGGATGCATATTCAAAAATGCATGATAGTTATACTACTTCTATGTATCCCTTCTAATAGTTATGCAGAAGGAGAGATCACCTGTTTAGCTAAGAATATATACTTTGAAAGCAGAAACCAACCCTGGATAGGACAAGTAGCGGTT